TAAATCAATGACTTAAAAGTCTCAAAAAAATCACCTCTTTTTTTAACAGCGTTTTATCCCACCTTTATCCCACTTTTCATTTTTTAGGGATAAAAAAAAGGAGCCCGTAGGCTCCTCTTAAACTTCGCTGTGTTAGCCTATGTGGACTAGCGAATCTAATTTTGATTTGTCTTTCTTTGTGTCCTCATAGGCTTCGATCTGTTTCGCATAGGTGGTAAAGAACATTAAGGGAGAGTGCCCCAATTGTGCTGGTCCTTCCTCTGCCGCTCCCATCGAAATTAATTCACTGGCTCTAGTATGTCTCAGCATATAAGGTCTTCTTTTCGGGACGCTCTTATCTAGATAAGGGGCGATCTGATCCTCTGGCATTCCCTCTGCTCTTAGATCGTTGTAAATTCTACGCGCTGTAGCAGACGGCAGCTTAACGGCAGTATGCGCCTCATCCCAAGCCTTGTTAAATTTTCTTGCGTCATTGTAATGAGACAATACAGAGTTTTTGAAAATGAAATCACCCTTTGCCACCGATTCTATAGAAACGACTTTTTCTTGTGCTTTTCTCAACTCATTTAGCTTCTTCATAACTTGAGGCTGAATATATACCTTCCTTTTCTCCCAAGTCTTAGGCGGCTTCAATTCGCCTCTAACAACGGCTTTTGTTACCCAAATATAATCACCCCTAATATCGTTCCACTCAGTCGCTAAAATTTCACCCGTTCTCATTCCGGTTCCCCTAAACAAAACGAAATAAGTTTGGGTTTGCAAATCACAATTGTCGTTAACGTGTTGCATGATTAAATTTAACTCATCTGGATTATACGGAAATTCTGGCTCTGACTTGGTTGGTCTTTTTGGATATTTCATGTCGTTAGTAGGGAAGGGCTTACAACTTATATCAAGCTCAACGTCCGCAAATCGAAATATTGCTTTCAAGTACCCAACATGGTTTTGCAGAGTTTTTAATGACGCCTCTTTGAGATGATCGCTTTTCACAACGTCACGGACATCATCAAAAGTAATTTTGTTTAGAGGCTTCTTTCCAAGTGCCGGAATCCACAGCGAGTTCAAACTAGCTCGGATGCTATCTAAATTTGAACCCGCGTAACCTTTTTCTTTATTGCGGAACGTTTCAGCAAATTTAATCCACTGCTCCGAGATATCAGTTAAGGTTCCAGAAACAACGATTTCAGCTTCGGGATCTCTTCTTAACCAAAGTTCTTCAAATGCTAAATAGTCGTTATCTATCGAAGCGACTAGCTCCCGTCTGACTTTGTCTGCTTTGACCACATTAGCTTTCGTGTCGCTTCCGACATTTTCTCGATATTCCTTCCTTTTGCCGTTAACTGTTCTGATGATTCTAAACCAGACATCGTTGTTTTGGATGATGACCCCTGTTTTGCCTGTGCTCTTATCCATGATTCCACTTCCCCTTTATTGATTAAGACTCTACCCTGGACCTTGACGTAGTGAATGTTCTCTTTCAGTGGAGCCGTATCTTTCGGGTAAAACCACGATTCTAAGGCTCTTTCTGATAGCCCGGTGTCCTGGGCAAACTTCTTTCTGGTTACAAACTCACACATCCCGGCAACTCTTATATTGGATAGTAAAGGTATTTAAGATCTTTGGCAAATACAATATGTATCTATTTTAAGGGTTAGAAAGGTATATCGTCGTCAAAACTGTCTTTCTTCGTGGGTTTGGCGGCTACTGGAGCCGGAGCAGGGGCTTTTGATTGCTTTTCCTTACCCACATAGCCAGAAATAAAAGGGCCGTTAGCGCCGTTCTTATCCGAGGCGTTCATCCAAAACTTCCTTCCGTCTAGGCTAGTGAACGTCCCAGAGTAGGTGTTCCCGAATTGGTCAGGTTCTTGGTGATTTAGCGTAAACGTGTGGTACTTCGGTTTATCACTCATTTCGTAGTTTTCTCCTATTTTTAACTTCATAATCAACTTCTTCTAAAAACTTCTCTTGTTCTTCGACCAGCTTATCGATGTCTTCCTGGTTACGTTGCACCGGGATTATCATTATCTGCTCAGATTCGTGCAGCCGGGGATCAAACGTCACAAAGTCCACTCGATCCACCTCTAGGCAATTCATTTGCGCCTGCATCTGCCAGTAGTATCCCCCTTTGATTGTCCCCAACGTTTTCACGATCTTGAGAAACGCTTCATCCTCTGGCGATATTCCCTCTGCCAACATCGCAATAAACTTTTGGTGATAGTCCTCTGAGTAGGGACACTTAATTTCTATTGAAGCATTTTCGCCAATCAACACACCGTCCGGTGAAGCGCAGATCCGTTCGTTCTTGGGGTCCAGGTAGATGCCTGCTTCATCCGTCAGATTGCCGCTCTCAAATTCATACGCGGATCTTGCGCGCTCTTCATTGTCATTGCCGTGGTCCATGGGCTTTGATCGGAATTCGTTACGTCGGCGTTTTGCATCGTCATAAGGATCTAGAATTTCCCCGGCGATCTTTCTTTTCAGCGATTCTCTTTTTGCGGAGTAGCCGCCTCTCGACATAGGAATGATTGCGCCTGCGTTCGACGCTGAGAACCTTCCGTGCTTTGCTTCAAACCACTCTGGGGTCCGTTGCTGTAATCTTATGAGGGGCGCTTCAAGCTCTTTTATCTTTTTCGTTTTTTTACGCTGCATCCTTCAAATCTTCCTTGAGTTTATCTTTCGCTATCCCTAGTACGTGCTGCATGAAACTTCCTAACTTTGTGTTGCGCGTTTCTGTCTTCTTTTTCCACAGGTTTTGAAGCTCGCCTCTTGTAGCTGCACTATTTAATTCAGCCGTAAGCTCTGCCAACAATTGTACTTCCTCTGCTCTTATCCCTTCTAAAATTTCTTGCTCCGTTGTAGACGTTTCTTCATCCGGTATGATGTAACCCTCTTCATCGATACCGCCGTCCTTTTCAATCATTAAGCCAAATGCGCCAATTAAGTTATATCGTCTGCCCGTAGTGTGCGCCGCAGCTTGATCAGAGGTTTTCTCAGGGTTTCTTAATTTACACGGGAATATGTATTCTTCGCTTTCACCACTGTCAACGTGTATGAGTCGCGTTATTACGTCACGGTCTGCTTCAATTTCATGACCTTTGACACGCTTAACTGTGGTTACAGTATCGATATTGTTTTTAAGTAAACTCGGTGCGATTGCTGACATAATCTGTTGTATGTCTGCATATTTGATGACTGTGCTTCCTAGTGTATATTCCGCGTTTACTTTAATTTCTAGAAATTCTTTCTTAGCATCAAAGACTGCTTTTCGTAGTTTCATCTGTTCCTTCATACTTTCTCCTTTTTTTAAAAGTCTCAGCTTTTGGACCCTTCGCTGAGTAAAGGCCGGGATTCCCCGATCCGTGTCCGTGGGATCTTAAAAATCATCTGTGGATATAAAATGTATCTATTGTGGACAAATTTTTTTTAACTATACTGTTGATGCCCTATAACTACTCCGATTGTTGTGCTGTTCTTAGGCATCTTAAAAATCCTGTCTGGGTAATCTTTATTTACATAAGCTGCAAATCCGTCACCCTGAAATCTCGCAAACTTTACCTTCTTATTACCCGTGATCGCTATCATATCACCGACCTCTGGCACTTTCTGCATATCGACTATTGCTGTTGTCCCGTGAGGGAGATCAGGACTATTTGCGTTCCCTTCAACAGCCATCGCGTAAGTGTCTATGCTGTGCTTCTTTGGCCAAAAAATCTGTTCAGAAACCTCGGCTCTCTTCTTAATAATTTCTACTATCTCATTCATATCTCTGCCAACCAAATACTTTACGCTTCCTGTCACGCCGTTCACTCTTCCCGTGACACTATTCACTAAAACGCTTGCTTCAAGGGCTAACCTGGGACTAAAGTCTTCAAGTTCGCACCCGATGGCTTTACAGAACTGCACACCTCTCTGTAGGTTTATCGGATTTCTACCGTTTAGCATATGACTAATTTGACTCTTATCAGTTTCCATCATCTCAGCTAGCTTTGGGTGACTTAACCCGCGCTCACTCTCGACACTCTGATATAATCTCTTTAGCTTGCTTGCCTCTATTTCTTTACTCATGCCCGAGATACTATCAATATCCAACCGAAAATACTATCTGTATCGGGTCAGTCAGAGTATCATTCTCATCCAAGTGGTCAACACGCCGCGTGGACAATTTCTGATTTTTTTAAAAGTTTTTAACGAGAAATCGTTGATTTTTGTTCATGACATAAACAATTTAAATTGATACCTTTAGTATTATGAATAATTCGTTAAAAGTTATCCGACTGAAAGCAGAGTGGGAAAAGTACAAAAAAAGGACAGGAGCAACTCAGCAAGCCGTTAGTGAAGAACTCGGCTGGTCGGTTTCATTTTTTGGAAAAATTCTGAACGGCAACAACGAATGTTCTGCTGAGAATCTGATAAAAATTTGCAACTTTCTTGATATACCGCCAACGGCGATAGATCCCAAGTTCGACCAACAGGTGAGGGGCCTCTTCAATGTTAGCTACACATCATCTGGAGATCCACCGCCAAAAAGCAATAAGCTGTTCAGACCTTTTAATGTTGGGCGCGTCATTGTTTGGAACGATATGCCGCTGCCTGTACACAATATAAAAGGAAAAACATCTCATGTCATAGGATCTGGTTGTACGCTTATTTGCAGCTCAGATATGCTGCTGCCGCCGAGCGATCCCAATTTTCCTCCGAGCGAAAACATTTTGTGGGTTATCTTGGACGGGAAAAATTCTCATGTGATAGGAAGTTCTCAGCCTCCGAAAAAAATAAAAGGTAAACTTTTGCGGGTTGTAGCAATATCTTTCGTATGATACGTTTAGTATCAGGAGGGGAAAGATATGTCAGCAAAATCAGAATTTAAAAAAAAACTAAAAAAGTTGATCAAGCATCAGGGCTTCAAGAGTAATGAAGAATTCGGTGAGCTAGTTGGTATGTCAGCATCGAAGATTCAAAGGTTGTGTGATACTTCAAAGAAGAATTGTAACGGAGCACTTGACCTCGATGATGCTGATGCGATTGCGACCGCATTAAACACCACACTTGGATACTTGACCGGGAACGCCTACACCGATTATATGTTGAATCAAACTCTAAAAATGAGGGATGAATTAATCGTTAATAGGAACCAAGTCAAAAAGCAGAGGGAATATTTAAAAATCCGAGATGATCAGATAACTCGAAACTTAACCTATTACGATGAGATTCTAGACAAGGTTGATGCTCTGCAGCACCGCAACAAAATAAAAAAATAAATTAAACCTTTTTTTTCTCACATCAGATATGTAATATATCCAGTAGATATTCAGCATACGGAGATGTGAATGTACCCGCCTAATTTTAAGCAACCGATCCCCCTAAAAGTTTGGATGACCTCAAAAGGTTTATCAATTCCAAAGACCGCAAAGTTTTTTGCGGACGGTGATAATTTTTTCATACCCGCATCAATCCAAAAAATGATCGCTAATGAAAACAGAGATGTTGGCGTCTTGGATGAAACGTTGGTGGAAACGGTACGCCAGGAAGTTGTCGGTGCTTTTGCGGAAGGTCGGCACTTGGATGTCACAGAAATTATATATATCAAACCAATTAAACCGAGAAAAAAACTAGGGCCAAACCCAAACGCAAAGCCAAGAGGTCCGCGTCCTAGTGTTAAAAGCTAGCGATCTTGCTGCCAGATGTGAAAACGCAAGAGAGCTACGCGAGGGAAGGTGGGTTGCTCAATGCCCGGTCCACAAAAGCGGAAACAATCTCTACATTTCTGACGGCGAGAAGCAGACCTTATTTTTTTGTCACAGTGGTTGCGACAAAGGCGAAATTTTAGAGGCATTGGGATTGACTTGGAGAGACTTGTTCGGGAAAAACGCGCCAAAGCGATTGTACGATCCAGGTAACGATGCCACTGCGATTTTAATTTACAGGAAAGATGCTGCGCTTAATAAAAAGATTAGTCGCTCGGATGCAGTTTTTATAAACGCTGCTGGAAAACGACTGAGACAAAACGGATACATAGTGAATCGAGAAGGAAGAATAAAACGTGTCGCAAGAACTACTTAGGCTGCCTTACAGCGTTCTAAATCTTAGCAACACCAACGCTATTGCTTTCATGCTACTGCTACATAGCAAGCCGAAAGGTGCATCTATACGCGGTCAAGAAGTGATGGATCAATTTAAGATCGGGAAGTCAGTCTTTTACCGGGCTCGAAAAATACTTCTTGAATCAGACCTCATTACCGAGGAAAAAAAGTATAGCCGTAAAGGTCATTTTGACGGTGTTTATTATCGACTGGTTCCATGTGAAACCGCAGTCGAAAAATTAGAACACGGTGACCAACCGCATGCCGAAAATCAGAACGCGGTAGACTTGGCACGGTCTGTGCAAAAGAATAATTCTAGCTTAAAGAATAATGCTAGCTTAGAGAATAATGCTAGAAGCAAGAGTAATGCTAGCAAGAATAATTCCTGCTTCTTGAATGATTCTAACAATAACGTTGTAGAAGAAGGGTTTAAAACTACTAAATACTCAGAAAGTTTTGAGAAAATTTGGAAAGCATTTCCCAACGAACTTATGCCAAGTAACAGCAAGGGCGATAAGTATCCCGCATATAACCAATTCAAAAAATTGAAGATGTCCGATGCTGATGTTGATTGGCTTATCGGAAAAATTAAAGCTGAAGTGAGTAGGAAAAAATATAACCGGGACAAGGGTGAGTTTGATGCGCCGTTTAAACAGGTAGTCAGGATATTTAAATATCGAGCGTGGGAGTCATGGCCTGATTCCGCAACGTCATTGATGGATGGATTTGAGGAAACAATGCTGTGATTGTAGAAAGGATTTCTGTAAGCGAATTTGATAAAGACACGTTGGCTGAAGTGATGAAGGAAAAAACTCAGCACAAAGTTAATTTCATCGATCGGTATGAGGACCAGATCACCGAGGAAGATCCGGCCCAGGAAGGGGTGAAACTGTGTTGGGAGAAAACGCACGAAAAAATCATTCTGCAATACGGGGCAGTCAGTATCTGGGCAGGCATTGACGGTCACCGAAAAAGTTCCGTCCTAGCCCAAGTAGCGTCCTTTGCTGCCAGAGATGTAGTGACAGGTATCGCTAGTTTTGAGATGCCGATAAGACACCAAATCACAATGCTCACTCAGGTCAGTACGGCGGCAAGTAATCCAACAATTGGTCTTGAAAGAAATTTTGCAAAGTGGGGCAGAGGTAAGCTGCTGCTATACGATCATCACGGTGATGTCCCGGCTATCGAGGCTTATGCTTTAGTGGTGAAGATGGCTAGAGATTACGGGGCTAAGTTTATCGTGATTGACTGCCTGCAAATGATCCAGGGCGTCGGCGGGGAAGCTGCCACAGAGCGGGACATTATGAAAATGTTCGTTCAACTTGCGAAGGCTTTTGATATTCACATCGCTATCGTTCACCACACGCGCAAACCAGCCCAGGGCGGTGACTCCTACGTTCCGACTCGATTTGATTTACTTGGAAGCTCTAGCTATTCACAACTGGCATCAATTCTCTGCATGGTCTGGTCGGATAAGAAAAAAGACAAGCTGCGCGAGATGA